TTTGCACGCCTTCGTGAAGCTGCGCTCTATCGCATTGAGTCAGCCGCAACAAACGGATAATTCCGCTAGTGCAACGGCAGGGGTGGGGTCAAACCCATCCCTGTCACTTAGGAAAGGTTGGATATGACATATACACTAATGACACCGTACGTGTGGCAAACCTATGGCGCAGGTGGCAGTGAGTTCACTCCATACTCACGCCTTGCAGGTCGTCGTCTTAACGGTGGAACCAGCAGTGGATCTATTGCTCCTAGTATGACAGATATCCCACGAGGACAGACTTTAATTGTTAATGGAACTACAGTGACTTTAACTCTAACTCCAAGCCAAGATGATCTAGCAGCAGCTAGTTATTACTTCCTCGGTGGTCACGAGTATGAGATTAGCGACTACCAAGCATCAGTTCTTACTGCAGCAGGATATGGAACTTGGTTAACTCCAGTATGAGTTTACATAGACGCACCACGCATCTTGAGTATGTAGAAGACTGCTTTGGTTGTAAAGTAGGAGAACTAGAGTTGAGCGTAGGAGTGGCAAACCACAGAGAATTACCTACGGCTAAGCAGCACGATAGGGAATTACAGTCCTATTATGATGCTACAAGGCAGGGCATAGAACCACGTTCAACAAAGAGTAAAGATATAGATGCAGCAGTTAAACTTTCCAACGAGGCTGGTAAGGCTTTCGATGGGATATCAATGACCTTCAAAGACTAGGGAGAATGTTATGCCAATGGTAGGAAAAAAAGAATATCCATACACAGCAAAAGGTATGGCAATGGCAAAGAAAGACGCCAAGAAGACTGGTAAGCCAATGATTAAGAAGCAGGTTAAGAAGATGGGTAAGAAGAAGTAATGGAAAACTACGAAGAAGATATCACAAAGTACCCAACACCAGACAAGCAATACGATGGTGCTAAGAAGTATGAGACATACGAATCAATCCAAACTGGTGCGATGGGAAAGTCTGCTAAATAATGGCTAAGTCTCCAGCGTGGCAGAGAGCAGAAGGTAAGAACCCTAAGGGTGGCCTGAATGCAAAAGGTCGTGCCTCTGCCAAAGCGCAGGGGATGAACCTTAAGCCTCCAGTCAAAAAGGCTGAGGCTGCTAAGTCTCCTAAGTCTGCAGGAAGGCGCAAGTCTTTCTGTGGTCGTATGTGTGGGATGAAGGCAAAGAATACTTCTAGCAAAACTGCTAGAGATCCGAACTCTAGAATAAACAAGTCACTTCGTGCTTGGGATTGTAGTTGCAAATGAAAAAGAAAGTAGCTTTCTGGGATACAAAAAATCCTAACAAGAAGTCAAAGCCTCTTACCCCAGCGCAGAAATCTGCAGCTAAGGCTAGAGCAAAAGCAGCAGGGCGACCATATCCCAATCTAGTAGATAACGCTGCAGCAAAACGAACTAAGAAGAAGTAAAGGAGATATACGGTGGCACTAGGAGTATATGGCACAACGTTATTAGATGAACTTAATCGTTTGGCTAATGGTGGCACCTATCGAGCACCAGGTGCAATGGTTGGTGAAGCACTAGCTGCTCGTCAATGGGCAGTACAACGTTCAGTATCAACAAATTTAACAGACACGGTAGGAGTTCTTAATGCGATTGCGGGCAGGACTGGTAACAGTCTTCTTGACTATAGCGGCGTATGTAATGCTCTCGCTAGTACTACTCAACTACCTGCAGCGCAGGCTCTCAGAGGAATTTCCACGTGAGCGCTAAATATAATATCGTTTGCGAACAAGCAACTACATTTAATCTGGACTTTGTTGTGCAGACAGGAGATACTCCTTGGAATCTGACTGGTTACAGCGCAACTATGACCATTCGTCCATTCGTTGGCTCTACTGAAACAACACTGTTGGCAACTAATGCCAATGGTCTTATTGTGCTTGGCACAACTGGTGGAGATGTAAGCATTACATTCAGCGCTGCAACAACAACAGACTTAGAGCCTGGTAGATATGCCTATGATTTTGTCTTTAACTCAGGCTCAGTTGTTACACGTTTGCTTGAAGGCAAGTTTATTGTCGTAGCAGGTGTGACTGTATGAGTGAAACAGTTGTAGTAATCTACCAAGATCCTGCAAATGGAATCTCTGTTAATGTCGAACCACAAACTTTGGCTCAAGAGGTTATCGTTTCTACTACACCTGCACCTGAAACATCAGTGGTATTATCTAATGACCAAGGACCGCAAGGTATTCCTGGTTCAACAGGTCCTACGGGACCGACAGGTCCAGCAGGGGCCACAGGTTCAACAGGATCAACAGGGGCAACAGGTGCCACTGGTACGACGGGAGCAACAGGTGTTACAGGAGCTACTGGACCAATTGGCGCGACAGGTGCCACGGGTCCTATTGGAGCCACGGGCAACACGGGACCTACAGGCCCAACGGGTCCAGCGGGAGCAACAGGTGCGACAGGACCTACTGGTGTTACAGGAGTCACGGGAGCTACTGGACCTACGGGACCAGTTGGAGCAACTGGAACGACAGGAGTTACAGGTGCGACAGGACCTGCAGGAGCGACTGGCACGCAAGGTGCAACAGGCGCCACAGGCCCTGTAGGGGCCACTGGAGCCACAGGAGCGCAGGGTTATAGTGTTCTTAACGGAATAGTAGATCCGACGACTGAGGGAGTTAACGGTGACTTCTATATCAATACCGTATCTAATAAAATTTTTGGACCAAAGGCAGCAGGCGTATGGCCTGCAGGAGTTAACATCGTTGGACCAACTGGTGCCACAGGTCCTGCTGGTGCTACAGGACCACAAGGTGTTACAGGCGATGTAGGTCCCACTGGTATTACTGGTGCTACTGGACCTGCGGGTGCAACTGGACCGACAGGTGCTGCAAGTACCGTTCCTGGACCGACAGGTGCTACAGGGCCAGCAGGTTCTGTAGGTGCTACTGGACCTGTTGGTGCTACTGGAACAACTGGATTAACTGGACCGACTGGACCAACTGGACCTGCTGGTGCAGGTGACTTCAGCGCATTTCTACTAATGGGAGCATAAACAATGGCAACTGTCTATAAAGTACTAGGGCAATCTGCCCCAGCAAACACGTCAAATGCTAACGCCTATACGGTGCCAGCTCTTACATCTGCTGTTCTATCAACGATTGTAGTTGCCAACACAACTGCAACAACAGCAACTGCTCGCATCTTTGTGCGTATTGGTGGCGCTGCAGCAGCAGCAAGTAATGCAATAGTTTATGACACAAGTTTTAATGGCAACTCAACAACTGCATTTACTATTGGAATTACCCTTGCAACAACTGACATCATTACTGTTCAAACTGGAACAGCAAATGCCTTAACCTTTACTGTATTTGGAAGTGAGATTTCCTAATGGCTATCAATACAATTCCAGGACCTACTAATAGAATTTCAGAGTTTCTAACATCTGGAACTTGGGTATGCCCATCAGGTGTATACACAGCTGAGTTCCTAGTAGTCGGAGCAGGTGGCGCAGGTGGTGGGGCTGATAATTCTGTCAATACTCGAGCATCGGCAGGTGGCGGTGGCGGTGGTGGCGCGGTCAAGCGTCAGCAATTAGTAACGATCCCAGGTTCAAGTTACACCGTCACAATCGGTGCAAAAGGCACAGGAGCCGTTGCATTGGCTGGCACAAATGGCGGATTCTCTGAAATTGTTTTGTCAGGCACAACACTTATTCGCTCATTCGGTGGCGGTGGCGGTGTTGGTATCACAGCTGCCGATGCAACTGATTCAGCAACAAGAACTAAAACTTTGGCTGGTTCAGGTGGTAATGGACAATCTTTAGCAACCGTTTCAAACTTTATTCAAGGTGGCGGTGGCGGTGGCGCTTTATTTACAGAAAGAGTCAATCCAACTAATAGCGTTAGCGCTAACCTTTATAATGTTTATATTGGTGTCGAAGGTGGATTAGGTGGAGGAACTACTTTTCCAACACAAGGAAGAATGGGCATTGATGGTCTCGGCGCAGGCGGTGGCGGTGGGGTTGCTCGATTGACAGCATTAGACGGAAACGAAGGTGCTGCGCCATATGGCGCAGGTATTGGAGGATCAGCCAGCTCAATTGTTACAGCAACAGATGTTGCAGGAACAGCGGCACTAGCCAACACAGGTTCAGGCGGCGGCGGAGCTCTTTCAGCTTATTCAACTACAGGCGCAGCAGGTGGAAACGGCGCAGACGGATTAGTAAGGATTTCTTATGTCGCATAGCAGATTTGCAGTAATTGAAAATGAAGTAGTGGTCAATTGCATCGTTGCAGATGATGCCTTTGTAGCAGAGTTTTATCCAACGGCAATTGAGATTGATGACGTAGTACCTGAGCCATCTCCTGGCTGGTGGTACAAGAATGGACAATTTATCTGTCCACCACAGCCAGAGCCAGACCCAGTAGTGTAAACTACTTGGTATGAGATTCCACGTTATCAGTCTGCCACATACACAAACAACTAAAGATTACGTTAACTGTGCCTATACCGAAAAGGTAAGGCGCTTTTGTATAATGATGAAAAACCTTGGGCATACGGTCTATCTGTACGCCAGCGAGGATAATGAAGCACCGTGTGATGAGTTAATTACTTGTATCACAAAGGAGCAGCAAGAAGAAGCCTTGGCTGGTAAACACTTTACCGAGGCTGAGTTTAATAATGAACTACCTCATTGGCAGATTTTTAACGGCAATGCTATTAAAGAGCTAGGCAAGAGGTTAGAACAAAAAGATTTCATCTGTCTTATCGGTGGGGCATCACAAGAACCCATTGCTAAGGCTTATCCCAACCACATCAGCGTAGAGTTTGGCGTGGGTTATGGTGGTGTATTTAGTAAGTTCAAAGTCTTTGAGTCATACGCTTGGATGCACAGCATCTATGCGATGTTCAAGAACCCCACCTTGGTAGATGGAAACTTCTATGATGCGGTAATTCCTGGTTATCTAGAACCAGAGATGTTCCCACTGCAAGAGAAGAAGGAAAATTATTACCTCTACGTAGGACGTATGGTAGATCGTAAAGGTCTAGTCATAGCACAGCACGTGTGCAGGGAATTGGGTCTTAAACTTATTATGGCAGGTCCTGGTAAAGATCCTAAGATTGAATACGGTGAGTGGGTAGGACCAGTAGGTCCAGAAGAACGAGCAAAGTTAATGGGTGGCGCTATTGCCCTATTTGCCCCAACACTCTACATAGAACCTTTCGGTAACGTTGTTATCGAAGCACAAACCTGTGGGACTCCAACGATTACCACAGACTGGGGAGCCTTTACAGAGACTAACCCACAAGGAGTTACTGGATACCGATGCAGAAATGCAATGGAGTTTGCAGTAGCTACAGAGTGGGTTAAAGACTTAGACCCAGTAGCAATACATAAGAGGGCAGTAGCGTTGTATTCGCTAGATGCTATAGCACCACAATACGAACAATACTTTGCACGACTGCTAACTCTATGGGGAGATGGCTGGTATGAGAGGAAATAATGCCAACGTTAAATGAAATGATTGATGATGTTAGAGGAAGCCTACAGGGGTATACCTTGCGTCAAGATCGCATCACCTATGTAGCAAACCCAAGTGGTATCAATACAACCGATGACGAAATTATCGTTGGTTCATCTTCTAACCTAGCAAAAGGTGTTATAGAAATTGATGATGAACTCATTTGGATTGATTCTTTTGACAAGGCATCAAGCACACTCAATGTTATCCCTGGCTTTGGTCGTGGGTATCAAGGAACCAACCCAGCGCCACACTCACAGTATGCTCAAGTTACATTAGCTCCTACATTCCCACGAGTAAATATCAAGAAGGCTATTAACGATACAATCAATAGTCTCTATCCTAAACTCTGGGCTACATCCTCTACAACCTTTACCTTTAATGCTTCACAAACAACATACGCATTGCCTGATGATTTAGAAAGCATCATCTATATGTCTTGGCAAACAACAGGTTCTAGCCTTGAATGGTTGCCTATTAACCGTTGGCGAGCAGATCCTATGGCAAACACAGATACATTTAATACAAGCAATACAGTCAACATCTATGAGAACATCCAACCTGGAAGAACAGTACAGGTTTACTACACAACTACACCTAATACTCTTGATTCAAGCACAGATGATTTTGCAGATGTTACTGGATTGCCAGGCACCTGCTCTGATGTGGTAACACTAGGTGCGGCATACAAGCTGCTTTCATATCTTGATGCTGGTCGAATTAATCTGTCTTCAGCAGAGGCAGATCTTAATGATTCAAAGATTCCATCTACTGCTGGAGCATCATCTTCTCGCTACATCTTTGCTCTTTACAACCAACGATTAAATGAAGAAGCCTTGAAGTTGCAAGATAAGTTCCCAATCCGAATCCACTACACCCGTTAAGGAAAACCAATGACCAGTAAATTCTCGTCTACAAGTATTGAGACGACACTTCAAAATGCTATCACTTCATCTGGCGCTACCTCTATGGTCGTTGCTACTGGTACTGGTACTGCCTTGTTGGGTGGTGTAACTCTTGGGGTTGGAAACGTAGACAAGTTTACAGTTGCCATTGACGTAGATACCATTAACGAAGAAATCGTCTTTATCACTAACCAGTCAAGTGACACAATGACTATTGTGCGTGGTCAAGCTGGTACTTCTGCAACAACACATACAGCAGGGGCAAGCGTAAAGCACGTACTCTCATCATATGATCTAACAAACTTTCAGACAACTGTATCTCCAGTAACTAACGTTGCATTTTCAGGCTCAACATCTGGCACAACAACAGTCCAAGCAACAGCAATCGCTGGAACAACAACCTTAACCCTACCAGCAGCAACTGACACTTTGGTCGGAAAAGCAACTACAGATACCCTGACTAACAAGACACTAACAACTCCAGTAATTTCTACTATCACAAATACTGGAACTCTGACATTACCTACATCTACCGATACATTAGTTGGAAGAGCAACCACAGATATATTAACAAACAAGACATTGACAGCGCCAGTAGTAAACATCTCTCTTAATGCACAGACTGGTACTACATACACACTTGTTCTTACAGACAATGGAAAACTTGTGACACTTACCAATGCTGGTGCAATCACTTTGACTGTACCTCTTAACTCATCTGTTGCTTTCCCAATTGGAGCACAGGTAGCAATTCAACAAAGCGGTGCTGGAGAGGTAACAGTAGCTGCAGCAGTTGGAGTTACTCTTAATGCAACAGGAACCAAAACACGTGTTCAGTGGTCAGGAGCAGTACTAGTAAAAACTGCAACAGATACTTGGACAATGTTAGGTGACCTTGAATAATGTCATTATTATTTAGTTTTATCTCTTCAAAAGGAACAACCATTATACCTACTGACTATCTTGTAGTTGGTGCAGGTGGTAACGGAAGCCAATTTGCAGGCAGCGCTAGTGGCGAATCTGGTGGTGGTGGCGGTGGCGGTGAGATACTTACTGGCACTCTGTCTCTATCCAAAGGAACTCCTTACACTGTAACTGTCGGAGCAGCAGCTACAAGTCAAGGTGGCAACTCTGTATTCTCATCAGTAACTGCTTATGGTGGAACACCTGGAAGATTATCTGGTGTCAGTGATGTACCTGTTTATACAAACACAGGTTCAGGTGGTGGCGGAAGTCCAACCAATACAGGTGGAACTACTGGTGGTATTGGTGCTGGCGTTGGTAACAACGGTGGCACTGCAACAGCTACAGCAGGCGGTGGTGGTGGTGGTGCTGGAGCAGCAGGTGCTAACGCTGCTAGTAGTACTGGTGGTGCAGGCGGTGCTGGAACAGCAAGCAGTATCACTGGATCTTCTCTTCTTTACGCAGCAGGTGGCGGTGGTGGTGGAGTTACTGGTGGCACTGGTGGCTCTTCTATTGGTGGTAATGGTGCATCAGGTGCAACACCTGCTACTAGCCCAACAGCAAACACAGGTGCAGGTGGTGGTGGCGGAAGCACAACACAAGCATCTACAAATGCTGCTGATGGTGTAGTAATCATTGCCTACCCAACATCTTATGGACTTGCAACATCAACAACAGGTTCACCAACTCAGACCACTGCTGGAAGCAACTATGTTTACAAGTGGACAACAAGCGGTTCTATTACTCTTTAAGGAGAATAAATGCCTTACGGCTCAGACATTACCGAAGGAATACCGTATGTCTTATCTAATCCTTCTGGTGCTACGACCTATTCAGCAACAGGTGAAGCCTACGATGTAGCCATTGCTGGCTTACCATTTTTTCTTTTTAACTCTGATGATTCTCCTTATCGTCGTGTTACAGCTCAGTATCGCAAGCAACAGATTGACCAAACAAGAGAAGCAGGCGAGCAAACACTAACTGGCTGGTGGCTTAGATCGCAGTCATCTTTCCACTTTGGCGCAGGGATTAAATACTTTGAACCACAGCAGGAAGAATCGCTACGCTTCCAGTACACAGAGTCTAAAGGTTTAGATGTTTTTACTAGAGGCCAAGCTACCCTGCTCAATGACACAGCATCTTTCTATTCAGGTGCTGCTGCTGCTCAACTCATCGGCGTTAACGATGGAACTAATGACTGTATCCTAGTAACAGATGGAACAGACTTGAAAAAGATTACAACTGGTGGTACTTCATCTACCTATATACAAACTGGTACTGCATCTACTATCTTTAGTCTTACAACTAACGGCAAGCAATACTTCTTTATCAATGGTAGCCACGTTCACCGAGGCAATCTTGCTGGCACTACTAGCGATACTGAAATCTATAACGCATCTAGCACTACTCGTGCCACTATCCGTTTTGTCAAGCAACGCCTTATTGCTGCCATTGGCAGTTCTATCTACGAACTAGATGCCAACCACGCATCAGGTGCTTTACCTGCAGCTTTTTTCACTCATCCTAATAGTTCTTGGGTTTGGTCTAGCATCTCTGAAGGACCGCAGGCTATCTACATATCAGGCTATGATCCCAATGGAACTTCATCATCTGTCTTTAAGGTTGGACTAGATACAGCAAATGCAAACTCTCTAGGTTTCCCAACATTAGAAACACCAACAGTTGTGATTGATATGCCACAAGGTGAGCGCATCAATGACTTTGATGTATACCTTGGTGTCTATGCAATCCTTGCTACAAATCTAGGATTTAGAGTTGGTGTATCAGACACCAATGGCGACATCCAATATGGCCCATTGCTGTTTAAGGATGCACCTTGTAATTCAATTGCTTTCCGTGACAGTTTTGCATACATAGCAACACTGATAGATGGAGAAGCAGGCTTAGTTCGTGTGGATTTATCTAGCACAGTGCTTGCAAGTTCTTTATATTTCCCTTGGGCTTGGGATCTTGTGGCAGGTGGTACTACAACTACTGCAAGTCAGGTTGCTTTCTTTGGTAACTCAGATAGGGCAGCCTTTACTAATGGAAATAATACCTGGGCTGAGTCTACTACTAGCCTAGTGGCAAGTGGATATCTACGTACTGGTTACATCCGTTACAACACATTAGAGACAAAGATATTTAAGTTAATTCAGGCTCGTGTAGATACCACCAATGGTGGTCTTACTATTCAATCTATTGATGCTGTTGATAATTTCTACACTCTTGGCGTATTTAGCCAGGAATCAATAGTTCCAGAAATCAATATCAACTATCCACAAACAGCACAAGAGTATCTAGGATTTCAGTTTACACTCACTCGTTCTACTACTGATGTAACCAAGGGTCCATTGTTTACTGGTTACCAGATACGTTCCTTACCTGCAACACCACGTCAGCGACTTATCCAGTATCCACTCTCTTGCTTTGACCACGAATCAGATCACTTTGGCGTTGAGTCAGGCTATGAAGGTTCAGCCTATGCTCGTATGTCACAGCTTGAATCCATTGAAAACGTAGGAGACACAATCCAAATCCAAGACTTTAGAACTGGTGAATCCTACATTGGACTCATCGAGGAAATGGATTTCAGAAACAGCACACCATCGGATAGACGATTCTCTGGCTACGGTGGATTGCTCTTAGTAACCATTAGGACGGTCTAATGCAAGCACAAGACTACGCAACAGTTGCTGTTGCAGTAATGACAATCATAGGTGGCTTTGCTGGCGCGGTGCGTTGGATGGTTAAGCACTACCTCAATGAACTTAAACCTAATTCTGGCTCAAGCCTCAAAGATTCAGTCACAAGACTAGAGGAAAAAGTAGAAATCCTTTATCAGATGATGTTGCACAAGGGAAGAAATGAATGAAGAGACTTGCCAAGAAAGCCACGCCTGCCGCTATTGCTGTTCTGCGCCAAGCCACAGCAATCAGTCCCTCTCGCAAGAAAGCCAGCGATGGTCTACTACCATCAGCAGCACATCTAAAACAGAATCCTGACAGCGACCACAACACAGGTTACGCTACAGATTTAACGCACGATCCTAAGCACAAGATTGATTGTGCCGAGATATTCAAAGAGCTACAAAAAGATAAACGAGTAAAGTATTTAATTTTTAATCGTAAGATCTGGACACCACAAAAGGGTGTTGATACTTATACAGGCTCTAATCCTCATACAAATCACATCCATATATCAATCAACGACAAGTGCGGCAACGATACATCCCCCTGGTTTGCTTGGCTAGATAGACCAGTGTATTCAACTGTTGACCAAGCCAGGTTAGCAGCATCAAAGATAAAGCCACTCCCTAAGAAGAAAGTGAAACGATGAAAATAAAGATAACAAAGAAGCACAAGGCAATTGCTAAGTCATATATCCGTGCTGTTGCAGGTGCTGCAATTGCTATGGGTATTGCACTGCTAACAGATATGGCTCCGCACTATGCGGTCCTACTAGGCGCTGTCGCTGCTCCTGCAATTAAATGGGCAGACAAGACAGAAAAAGAGTTTGGATTGGTACTAGACAAGGAAATCTAATCCTTTATAGTAAGCGCGAGGCAAACGAAGAGGCTCACCCCGAAAGGGGTGGGCTTCTTTTTTTATGCCATTTTATCGGCAGGACAAGGAATTGTGACAAGATTTCCACAACTAACACAGGTTCCATCAAGGAACCACCAGACTATCTCGGAATCCTCAAAGCTTGCCATAACCTGAAAGACCTGTGACCCACAGGTACATACGTGAATGGGTCCTAAACCCCGCAAATCGGCCCCAAAGGGCTTAGGAATGGCACTCCAGAGCTTGAACACGGACAGTCTGGGTAAGCGAAATTGCATATAATATGATAACTCCACCCTTGTGTCGTGTGACCAACGACACGCCGTTGCTGGTAGTCTTGGTTTATGACAACGATTGTGGGTATTGAAGGTATTGATTACGCGGTCCTAGTAGCTGACTCACAGATTACTGAGGACAACCTAGTAACTCTAGCCACTAGTACGCCAAAGATAGTTGAGGTTGGTAAGTATCTCATCGGTATTTCAGGTGATACCAGACCAGGTGATATCCTTGCATACAACTGGAAACCTCCAGTGTATAAAGGTGAAGAACCAGCACAGTTTATGGGACGTAAGATTATTCCTAGTATTATCCAAGTATTTACCGACAACAACTACGACTACAATAAGGCGGACAAAGATGGTGGCTTCGATTATCTCATTGCTTTTAACGGTAATATCTTTCGTATTGCTTGTGATCTCTCTTTTTTCCAAGCAAATCACGGAGCGTATGGCATTGGTTCTGGGGGTCAGCTTGCTCTTGGCTACCTGTATTCAACTGTCAAGCCTGATATGGACTTGAACTACTCAAAGAGACACGCCCAAAGAGCCGTTGAGATTGCTTCGGTTCTTGACGCTAACACAGGCAAGCCTTTACAGTTGGTGGTACAAGAACGGTTCTAGGAGGAGTTCTAATGGAAGATGAAGTTAAATATATTCATATGACAGATGAGTATGCTGCACAGTATTGGCATCAACAAGGTTGGTTAGCGTGCAGACTGGCTTACAAACTATACATTGATGCACAAGAATCTGAAGCAGTGAAAGTATGATTACTGATCCAAAGGAACTATTACTTACTGCTCTTAAAGCAGGCGATGCTAAGCGTTCACGATCTACACAGGTACAGATTGGTCCATCAGAGTTAGGTGGATGTCGTCGTAAGGTTTGGTACCGACTTAACGATCAACCTGAAACCAACGACAATGAGATGAAGCTTGCTGCAATTATGGGTACTGCCATTCACGCAGCTATTGAAGAAGCATTATCAGATAATAAAGATGTGCTTATCGAAACAGCAGTTGAATACAACGGAATGAAAGCACACATTGACTGCTACGTACCAGGCACTGGTGATGTGATTGACTGGAAGACAAGCAAGGTAAAGAACCTTTCATACTTCCCATCAACACAACAGCGTTGGCAAGTTCAGACCTATGGATATCTATTAGCAAAGAATGGTCACGATGTAAAGCGTGTATCTCTAGTTGCTATTGCTCGTGATGGTGATGAGCGAGATGTCAAGGTACATACAGAAGATTACAACGAAGCGATGGCACTAGAAGCATTGGGTTGGTTAGAAGCTATCAAGGTATCAGAGGTAGCACCAGAGCCAGAGCGAGAAGAAAACTATTGCAAGTTCTATTGCAAGTTCTATGACGCAAGTGGGCAGTTAGGATGCGTCGGTCTAAAAAAAGAACGTATCGCTAGTGAAGAGGTGTTAATCCAAGACAAGGATGCCTCAACCAATGCGATGAAATACTTACAATTAGACGACAAGATTAAAGAGTTGACAAAGGAAAAAGATTCACTAAAGTCTTCCCTTGAAGGTATCGCTGGCGTTACTGATACTGGAATACAGGTGAAATGGTTTAGCGTAGCTGGACCAACATCAGTAGACAAAGATGAAGTACTTGCTAAACTAGGTTATGTACCTACAAAGCAAGGTGCAGATTCATTAAGGTTAACAATCAAACAATCTGGAGGAAAGTAAATGGCTGCAAACGAAAACACAAAGTTCCAAGTAAACTTCAAGACAAGTAGTGGAACACTTATTAATCTTTATGCAACTGACATCAAAGAACTAGAGACAGGTCTTACGGATCTATCAATGGTATCTACTCTTATCAAGTCAACAGATGTAGAACTCAATGGCGGTAAAGCACCAGCACCTACTGCTGAGTCAGTAGCACAATCATTTAATGCAGCTCCTGTTGCTGCACCTGCTGTTGTTGAAGGACAAGCACCAAGCTGTAAGCACGGTGTAATGAGTTTCCGTACAGGTACTTCTGCTCGTGGCCCTTGGAAGGGCTGGATGTGTGCTGCTCCAAAGGGCGCAGTAGATAAGTGCGCAACTATCTGGGCTTAACGAATGCGGGAACCACACGAGTTTGAGGTTCCTTTATGTGCTCAGGTAGGTGGAGATCTTTTCTTTCCTGAAAAGGAGAACGAAGGCAAGCTCGTACGTCTGAACATTACATCAGCAAAATCAATCTGTCGTGGTTGTCAACACATTACTGAATGCGCTGAGTGGGGTATCCGAAAGGAACGTCACGGTATCTGGGGTGGACTCACTGATAGTGAGCGAAAGAAGATACGCAATCAACGACGAATAACATTGGAAGAGGAGAAGAGTGCTTAACCTATCCCGTGCCTGGGGCGGTGTGACTACCAAAGCCACACCACTTCCTGACGTGTGGAAAAATCTAGTTAAGCACTCTATCAAGTTTCGTCGCGGTCAAGTCTGTATGGTCGCTGCTGCACCTAATGCTGGTAAATCAATGTTCGCATTGATATATGCAATCAGAGCACAGGTTCCAACGTTATTCTTTTCTGCTGATACAGACACAGCAACAGTAATGATTCGTGCTGCTGCTCATCTTTCGGGTCACACACAAGTGACAGTCGAAGGTAACATCAATAAAAGTCAGCGCCACTATGATCCTTACCTGGCTAAAGCTTCTCATATTCAATGGGTCTTTGACTCCAGTCCGTCTCTTGATGATATTGAGATGGAGATTAAAGCCTATGTTGAACTCTACGGTGTGATGCCAGAGTTGATTATCATAGACAACCTAATGAATGTGGCAGCAGAGACAGATAATGAATGGGCTGGGCTTCGTGCAATTATGATGGAGTTGCACGATATGGCACGTAAGACTGAGGCTTGTGTGCTTGTACTCCATCACGTAAGCGAGCAGAGCGAGTATGGTTCTCCTATGATGCCACCACCTAGACGTGCTATTCACGGAAAGGTGAGTCAACTACCAGCTCTAATCCTTACGCTTGGGTATGATCCTTCACAGGGTCTACTTCGGATAGCATCAGTCAAGAATCGCTTTGGTCCACACTATGCAGATGCTTCACAATGGGCATCTTTATTTGTAGACTTTGGTTCTTGTCAAATAGGCGATGATGATGCGCAAGGTAGGGCCTACCTGCGTAGCAACGGTCAGGAAAGTACATATGGTGCTATCTAACTACGCTCTAACAATAGAAGAGGAAGCTACTTGTGTTGAAGTTGGATATCAAAGACAGAAGCCATACTTCGGTGACCCGACAAAGAATGTCAACTACTCAGAAGGTGACCTATGGGAAACGTGGCAACACGTTGTATGTGCAGGATCAGAACTTGCATTCGCACGTATGGTTGGTAAGAACGACTTCATCCCACACTACAATAAATGGAAGTCAGAGCTTGACATTCCAGGGTTCGGAGAAATCCGTTACTCATTTCCACCAGTAAGGGGAATGCGTTACTCAACTAGAGATAATGATAACCTTGTGTATGTGTTGATGTCTGATGGTCTATGCCATAAGACACGAAGGGTTGGACCTGATTGGAAAGGCCCTGAATACAAAGCTATTGGTTGGAAACTTGGCTCTGAATGTAAACGTGATGAGTGGAGATACAATGATAGGACTTGGTATGTACCAGTTGTACACCTTAATCCTATGGAAAGTTTAGTACTCAATGGCTAATAAAAATGGACGCAAAGGTTCTCAGTTTGAGACAGATGTAATGAAATGGTTGCGCAGTAAAGGCGTAATAGCAGAACGTCTGACAAAAGCTGGGGCAAAAGATGAAGGTGATATGGTTGTTATCATATCTGGAGAAACCTACATCTTAGAACTCAAGAACAGGCAGACCCTTTCCCTGCCCGAGTTCTGGAGAGAAGCACAAGTTGAGGCGCTTAACTATGCACAGGCACGGGGGCTTGGGGAAGTTCCTATGTCTTACGTCGTAGTTAAGCGTCGCAACGCTTCGATAGATCAGGCTTGGGTAATCCAAGACTTAACTCAATTCCTAAAGGAGAAACAATAATGCCAGTACCAGGTGGAGAAATAACAACAACAGAGATACTAGTACCAGAAGTTGTACCAGTTGAAGAGGTAGAAGATGATTTGCCAGAACTGTCATAAGGCAGGAGAAGAGAACACTCTTACTCACTACAAGCGTTCAGCTCATTGGCACGATAAGTGTGATGATAAGGGGTGTGTATGTCAGCACAAGACTGGTCCAGGATACGTAAAGCGGGACGGTACAAAGGTTCCGTTGATGCGACTTCAATCCCCATAGGAACTATTGTTTCCTATTACGGTGGAGAAGTAAGGGAAGGTAAGTCAGCAGCAGTTAGATGCTGTATACATACAGATAGCAGACGTAGTGCTGTGATGAACACGTATGACAACCTTTACTTCTGCCACACCTGCGGTAAGGGTGGCAGTTCAGTAGATGTTGTTATGCACATAGAGAATTTGGAGTTTAAGGATGCCCTCAATCGCGCAATCGAAATCATTGACGGAAGCGGCCAAACAATACAGTCGAAGCATAAGCGCGGAGGCTCTAAATTATCTAGAAGAACGTGGAATATCTGAGGCAGTTGCCCACCAGTACTCACTAGGTACAATCATTGACCCTATCAACGGTCACGAGATGCACCAAGGCTGGTTATCTATTCCTTATATGACAGCTACTGGCACCTGCGTAGGGTTTAAGTTTCGCAGGTTAGATGATGGCAAACCAAAGTATGGATCTCCAACAGGGCAGAAGGCACACCTATACAACGTAGGTGATATAACTATTGACTCGTCCTATATTGCAGTATGCGAAGGTGAGTTAGATACTGTGGTCCTATCTGGATTGATAGGCATACCAGCAGTGGGTGTACCTGGCGTACAAGCTTGGAAGCCACACTTTCCAAAGCTATTCACTGGTTACGATACTGTATTTGTCATTGGTGATAATGATATTAAAGAAGATGGCACTAATCCTGGCGCTGAGTTTGCTAAGCGTGTCGCGCAAGAGGTTTCCAATAGCACAATAGTAACATTACCCCCATCAATGGACATCAATGACTTCTATCTAGCCAAAGGCTTAGATGCAACGAAGGCTTTGTTACTAGGTGAGAAGGGTGAGTGATGCTGAATGGACCATAGTGGTACAGACTTTGCAGCATATGGGCTTTCAAGTCCTGAGCCTAGACAGGTCCAACGAGATACTGGTAGTAAGACCGCAACCAACCCGTTAGTAGATCACGCTGCAGTTACTGGCTATCGTGCGATAGGTGTATCAACTGAGGACTTAACATCCTTCATCGAATCCTTTGCTTCCCTTCGTGCTCAGCGTGTTAAAGGTGTGGGCCATAGTCAGTATGCGATAGCACAAGGTCAAAAGTTTGAGTCCTTTACTACATCAGACACCATTAGAGAATTGATTGAAGAGCTGGCTGATGCCAGTAATTACATAGACTTCCTTGCTATCAAACTACTCAACATCCAACACACTATAGATTTGGTGCTACCTGACTGTGAGTGAACTACATAAATCCATCTACGACATTGCACCTAGCGTTGCTAGTGCAATAGCCCGTCGCTTTCGTGGCTACGTAGAACGAGATGATGTATTACAAGAATGCCTTGCCTGGTCATTGACACGTGGCAAACACTTTGATGAGATGCTTAATGAACCTAATCCAGTCCAGCGTGTTATTAATGAGAAGCGTATAGCCTGGCAAATGAAACGTGCTGCTGAACGCTATGCTCGTAAAGAGAAGGCCGCTAAGTCTGGCTATCGCACAGGTGATGAAGCCTTCTACGATACAGCTATGATTGCACAGGTATTGCCACACGTTATTGCATCTATCGTTGATGATACGGTGCTAGAGCAGGCTCAGAACCTTATCAATGATGGCTCACCTAAGAAGCCTAGCGTTCCAGCAGAAGGTGGTAACCTGCTTGCTAGTTTAATTGATGTCAAACGTTCATACTTAAAGCTTGAAGTAGAAGACCAGGCCATACTTCGTATGCGCTACCACGAAGGACAGACCTTGCAACAGGTGGCAGGCATCTTAGAGTGTGCAGTATCTACTGCAGATCGTAGATGCACTAGCGCATTACGCAAGGTGCAAAATGGTCTGGGCGGTGACAACCCTTGGCAATGAAAGAATTAGATTTATTCTTGTTCCTAATGGATAACAAGTATCCTGACTTACAGAAGTCAGAGGGTATCTATGACTCCTTTGACTGCATTAGTCGTGATTCTGGTGCATACATAGAGTTGAAGTGTCGTAATACCCACTATCCCACGCTACTGATTGAAGAGTTCAAGTATCGAAAGCTTATTACCCAAGCGGCAGAGAGAGATCTCAACCCCTTCTATATCAACTCGACTCCAGAAGGGGTCTTTTCTTTTGACCTAATGGAAGTGGCAGAACCAGAGTGGCTAAACCATTGGATGCCAGCGACTACAGAGTTCTCACGTTCCAACAAAGTAAGTAAGTTAGTAGGTTACTTACCGATTGAAGAGGCAGTGCAGTTATGATCTATGATTACAAGTGTGGCAAGTGCAACGCAACCATATCGGTTGAGCGTTCTATCCACGAAGAGGCATCTACTCCTATGTGCTTTGATTGCCACGAGATTATGAATCGTGTATGGGATTCACCCTCTGTTACATTTAAGGGCAAAGGCTTTTATAGTACTGGTGGATAAACAAAGAACCCCACTACGGAAGGGTGTAGTGAGGTTCTTCGGGCCACAAGAAGGAGGGCGTGGTCAGATTGTATCAGTACCATCCACGTCTGTCGCTATGTCTGAGAGCGCGACACGCACTCCCTGAATAGCGGTGGTCAATGTATCGTAGACCGTGAAGGATTTGTAGTTCAGGCTCTCTACTACGCTCTCTAAGGAGCTGAGCAATTCCGTAAGCTGTTGATCTAGGGTTGTCTGCGAGGTGGTCAAACCTGCTTTCACGGGTCCATAAGGTGACAAGGCATTTGACTTCTGCTTTCGTATATCCGAGAGCTCTACTATATTTGTATGCAATTCGCTTGTTCTCACCCTTCTCCTCCATCGTTGCCTTGGTCTGTATCGGTTTGGGTAAAGGTAATTCCCCTAGCCTTTGCACGTGCAACGATACGAGGGCTAATAGTAGTGCCGTTAAGATCAATCCACGCTTTGCCTTCTTGTTCATCACTCACCTTCTCCTTCTCCAGTAATTCTTTGTAGGCGTCTGGATAGGTTTGTGCCAACTTCACCAGGGCGCGATCCCTTGCTCTTCGATAGTTGCGGTAGTAGACGGCTTGCTTTGCAGCACTCGCCAGTCGCTTCTCATTCTCCATTGATCTTATCCTCCCATACAATTAGCACGTATACCACCAGCATTACGGCCAATAGACCCAACCAATAGCTCATTGATTCACCGCCAATACCGCATAGATAAGCTTGGTGATGTCAATGGGCTGGCCTACAAGGTGAGCATCTTCGTCATCACTCTCCCAACCCGATACAAGGATCCTGCAATTGACAGGGCTATTGCGTAGATAACGGATAGCTTCGTGTGTATCGTTGCCACCCCAAATCGCCTCACCCTTCTCATCTACCACTTCATATAGATTCACAAGCGTGGATACACGTGGGTGGAATGCAATTACTTCATTCATTCTCTCCCTTCCCTTCTGAATATACATCTACCATAGATAAGGCGTAGGTCATTCGCATTAGATTCATTCCCGCCTCCTTCTCTGTCTCTTCGTCTTCTATCTGGATCAATGCAAGGTCACGGCACAATTCTGCCTTAGCTTGCCAGTATTCTTTATTCATTACTCTCACCCTTCTCGCTTGGTAAACACGATACGCACCACGCAGTATCGTTGCCCTCTCTCCCTATCTGTCCCTCTTCATCTGCCCACACTATGTCATCTTCGTCTAACGGGTCACCGCAGATAAAGCACTTGATCTCCCTCTCCTTCTCCTCTTCATAGAAGATAGGATCGTTAAGCTCTGGCTCGTATCCCATTAGTAACTCCCGTCCTTAATTGACACCCAACCGCACCTATCGCACTTTACTTTGCCCTCCATAGTCTGACTATCTCCAGACATAACCGAGGCGCATACCCAACACTTACCGTATCCCATTACTCACCCGCCTCTTCTTGGATCTCCTTCACCACGTCGTTCACGGCCTTGTCTGGCACGTCCGACGATAGCGTGATCTTGGATAGTGCCTCGCCTAACGCCGTGCGCCAGTTACTTCCCTCCCCAGAAGCTAAGGGAGTAGGTTCGCCACCGCTGAAATCAAATAGCTCTACCTTATTCCACTTAGATCCAGCTTGGATCACTAGCGTTACGACGTGCGTTACTGATGTCTCTTCACTCATTACTTATCCTCCTTCGGACAATCGTTATACGGATTTTCATTACCTTCATTATCTTCACACGTGCAGAAATTAAACCGCTCCACTTGGGTAGCGTGTGTCAATTCTGCCAGCTCACTCCAGCTCATTGATTCTTGATCCATTACTTACTCTCTCCTTCTACTATTGATCCACCAATTACGCGGGTGTTATCGCAATAACCTATTGCCACTCCACCAATTAGCGGGTGTTCGGTATCTTCATTGGCTATCTTCATAGCTTCTGAAAGGCTAGTCGCCTTGATTACATAATCCACTTCTAAGGTAACACGATAATTATTCATTACTCACTCCTTCTCTCTCGTTAGATAAGTCTAAATGGCAATCATCACATAGTATTTTGCCATTGAAAGCACCGTCGGCATAACCTTCATACTTACATAGCTCACAAGTGTGAACGGAACATAAGTTATTTACTATCGTCACTTCTTTATCTGTGTATCCGCATACTGAACACTCACTCATTACTCCCCCTCCCCTTCTATTACTGATACGTGTACGGGTGGAAATTCTCCAAACCCGCCTAGCTCTATCTCCTCATCGTCTAGCAATAAGGTAACGGTTATGTCGTTGATAATCGTCTCGTCTATCTTACCAATCTCGTCTTCTATGTTATTTATACCATTGATAGTTGCTTGCTCGTACGCCTCATCACTTAGATTCTGAAAGTGTTCATCACCTTCTATACATACGTTAGTAGTGATCGTTAAGTAATCCGTTACGAAGGTAACACGGTAGTCGTAACTCATTATGCTACCTCCCCGTAACCTATGATTACCCAAGCACTATTGAGAATTGCATTCTGCCACTCTCCACAATGCTCGCAAGAATAGTCTGCATTGATAGCCGATAGTACTAACCCGCGTAAGCCACAGAATTTACACTTGTCCATTATGCGCTCACCTTCTCCTTATTAGAATCTAGTAATTGATCTACTAGCTCACGTACTGAATAGATAGCACTATCGTGCGCCTTCACCATTGAATCTCCATTGAATCGGAGCGCCTCTACCTTGCCAGCTAATTGATTAAGGCTAGTGTGTACCGTGTGTCTCTCAAAATAGATTCCTGTAGTACCACTCTCCTCTACCGTACACTCACTTACTATGCTCCAATAAGACTTCTTATTCTTATCGTGATAGGTATACACCTTCACCCGATAGTTATTATCTAACGTCCACGTATCTACACACTTACGCGATACGTGATTCAAGAATCTTTCGTGCTTAGCATTCATTACTTACCCCTTCCAAGGTAGTTATTAGGGCGATTCACCCTCCCTCCCCCTCCACTTCTGCCCGTGGAGGAGGAGAGATAGCTAACCGCTATTGCATTACCTTACCGTATCTTATCCTATAAGTACTCAAATATATCGCCGTCTCCAATTATATCTTCTATGTCCGACAAGGTATAAGGATCCTTGCCGTAGATTAGATCGTCTAATTGAGAGATAATCTCCTCCTTCGTATCTCCTATCACTCTTCTCCCTCCTCTCCACAATCGCATAAGTGTCCGCACGTGTAGCAGACATAAGCCCCGCCCCATTGTGTCCAATAGCCGTATCTCTTCTCACCCTCCACTTCCCTATAGAATCTATCGTTACCGTCTAGGAGCGTGGCCCCCTGTAGCTCACGCTCACGGCGTAGCGGGCTTATACCGTTATTCACTCTTCTCACCCTTCTCCTCTTGCTCATAAGATCCGACGGGAATAATCTGGACGATACCCGCCTCCTGGAGAATCTTCAATAGATCTTGATTACTCACTCTTGATCCTCCTTGCAATTGTGAGGCGGATACCACGCGCTTGCCGTGTAATTATCTCCACACCACGGACACATAGCGCCACTCACGCGCTCACCCGCTCCTTCTGCCCTAGTGTGATCCCCGCTAAGGCGTAGGCCTTCACGATAGCCTTCATTCGTGGCGCGGTTAGATCCGCGCTTACGATCTCTTCTCCCGTAGATAGATCTACAAGGCTCACCCGATTCTTCTCGTACTTCATAGATAACCCCTTCCAAGGTTTCAATTCTGCCCCTAGTGGCAGACCACCCCGCACGGCGCGAGGCCGTGCGAGATAGTCCGTCCCTACAGATTGCAATCGGCCATTGATCCTATGCAGATCCCCCCTTCATTGATCCACACGTTACCCGTGATCCAGAAGGCCACGGCGATTAGAAGGCCGACGGCCACGCCTAACACGAAGGCCCCGCGCTTGGTGAGATTCTCCACGATTAGGCCTCCAATCCGTCGAGCATTAGGGAGGCGTAACGCCACACGGGAGACACACTAGGCACGTCGATTCTTGCTCCGTCGTACCAATCTTGGAATACGTATTCGATCCGCTTAATACCGTCGCCGTCGTGGTGTACCTCGATCCAATCGGCGGGGCCTCCCCCGCTCCACGTTAAGCGGGTTACCTTGTAAGTCTCATAACCGTACGCGAATTCGTAGATCTGTTCATTGGCTTGATCGCGTAGATCGTCGTCGCCTTCATAATCATCGGCAATAGTAAAGAGATCGCGTAGATCCTTCTCACGATCCGTTAATTCTTGGCCAATTCTAGCCTTGCAACTCTTGGCCTTGATCTCTTCTAATTGTGCGCCTAATTCGTCAATGCTAGTACTCATTATTTTAGATCCTTCACAATAGTTTCCAATTCACCAATACACCAAGCGATCTCATCGCTTGATTCTGGAGACTCCAGAATTTCAATAACCTTCATTAACTTAATGCAGATCTCTTCATCGCGTACCAATCGGTGAAGAAGGTTTCTAACGTGATAACTATTTGTCTCTAACATAATTTGATCCTTTCAATTAAGTGAGGAGGCAGATCCTCGCCACTAGGTAAACCTTAACATACGTTACCCCATAGGGAAGGGATCTAACGGGGGCAATTCTTGGCCACGTGTCACGAGCTATTTGATCCAAGGCGGGGAGGCGGATCCAGATCCAAGGCGGGGAAGGGTGAAGGCTTGGCCCGTGATCCTTGGCCCGTGGATCAATAGAAGAGTGAGGCGAGGCGAGAGGATCGAAGGCGAGAGACGAGGCCGTCGCGCCTTGGTAATCGGTAGGCCGTGAGGCCGTGGATCGTCTAGGCCTTGGCCTTATCGCTAGGCCTTGGGGTTATCAATGGAGGCGGTTTGTTAATACGGCTTAGGCAATTGTTACGGGGATCCCCCGTGCCAGAAGGGGAGCCGACCCGTCGGGAATACCTAACGGTACGGTACGGGGCAGAAGGCCCCGCACGGCACAGAAGAGGCCACGGGTACGGCGAGAAGACCCTACGGTGTTAAACTTTGCTCTGTGTATATGTATGTACCCACTACAGATATATTTCCTAAAGTGAACCCAGTCACTTATTAATGTCCTATTTTGTACCGTATTTATAGTGACGTTAGTCACATTATGTAAATACTTTATACCATAGGCAGGAAATGAAGTTTTTTTCCTGCCTTATATACAGTAGGGGCGGTAAT